TTAGATATGGTCCTTAATGGGTCTTGAAAGCTATCCAAACTTGTTGCCGGGTCACAAAAGTACCTGCCCAAATACGGTACTGGCTCCCCGTCCTCAACTATGTCGATTTTGATTTTCAACCCGACTTGGGTGGCAACTTGTTCAATTGCCTCCTTCAGTCCATCCACAATTGGTTGAGCACCATCGTCGCCATAGAAGAGTCCCATAAGTTCCCACGCTTGCTTGTTGGTGTAACCCAACAATCGCAAGGCACTATAAACAACAAACCCACAGATGACGGTGTTGCCATCAGTGGTTTGCGGACTTCCACTTCGTGTTCCGTGCCCGGGGTTGAATTGAACACCCCTGCGTGTACGTCCCTGCATTTTGAAGACCTGGGCCAGATATTGTTTGACCAGGGGTCTATCCTTCTCATTGGCCCAGCGCATTAATGGTCGTTGGTAAACGGTCTGTAGAAACTCGCTTACACTACCGTCCAAACGGCTGTAGTCAATGGTAAGGAAACCCTTTCCGCTAAGCGATTGTAATTTCTTAGCGGTCTTCTTCGGTGTTAGGCCGGGTCCGTACCACGGTACATTCTTGAGGATTTGTTGTTTAAAGGCCAGTGTGAACCTGGACAACATTACGGTTAAGGCTGGTTCCATAGTGGTGATGTTGCGTGGGTCATTTATGCTGCTGTATGGCTCTGCTTTCACAAAGCTCTTAAGTTTGTTGTCAACAGCTTCGCTTAAATAACCCAAGCAGCCCTTAAACCTTGCTTTCTGTTGCGGTGTGTTTTGCAACTGTCTAACCTCTTCCACATCTAGTGGGCTTCCGACGCCAGAGTTCGGCACCAAGTACTGTGTAAAGTCTTCCAGGTATGTTTCGAAGACTCTTGGTGGGACTCGACTATTCTTAACTTTCTCTATGCGCCCGTTCACGGTTGCTTCTTCACTAGCCAGACTGGACTCTGGAAAGAGAGCCGGTTCAGTGACTAGTGCTGGCATGAGTTGTTGCCCCATTGGTTTACCATCCTCCGTAGCCAACGAGCCTAGGGGAAGGTAGGATATGCTTCCATTGGTGCTCACAACGTTTTGGCGTAGTGTGCAACCAAGTAAATCGAACAACAAGGGGGCATTGAAAGCAGCTTGCTCGGAATCGATCTTATGCTGACGCAAAAGCCGCTCCAAGTCGCTGATTACCAATGGGCCATCCTTGTGTCCAGCACGTTCTTGTAGTGCTTGGTATATCCTCCCTGTCAACTCAACGCTATTCCACATTCCGTTCTTAGCGATCGATAGCGCATCCGTGAGTGGGTCATAGAGATAGTTAACCCACGTCTCACCAATCTTCTGCCGCCACTGCTTCCGTTTGATAGGATTGATTGCAAACGGTAATAGCCAATGAAATGGATCGTCGATTGTGGCGTATGGAGTGAACACTATAAATTTGTGGTGCTCGTCACCAGGTATATTACGTTGCTCGACGTTGTATAATATCCTAGTGCCGATGTCTCCATTAACAGAACAAGTATCCCCTATGTAGTCCCACAGACGATGTTTATACCGCGACCCACCGGCGACGACGAATTCTACTTCATCGTCCACCAATTGATAACTGAAGTCCGTGGTTCTTCCTGCACATTTTGTTGGCACAAATGTGTACAATAAGACCGGCCTGCCGTAACTTAACCATTTATTGATGTCCGTGTAGTAATCGACATCTGTCATTAATATGGCATGGTTACTGCCGACGGGGTCATGTTTATATGGTATTGAGAGATCTTTTTCTCCAAAGAAAAGCCTCGTACCTTCGCAGTCATCAGTCGCGCTCATAGAAACTACATATGGGGTGTATCCAGCATCCCTGGCAAGTGTGGTCATAAACTTGCTGACTGCTGTGCGATAAGACGCAGCCGTCGGATGGGAATGATTGGTGCGACATTTAAAGTACTTAAAAGGAGTGTCGTTGATGAACAGATGCCGCACGTTCTTATAGCGCTGCATGTGAGCCTCCACGATCCTACTGACGCACTCTAGTGTCGGGTTACCTCGTTGCATAATGTAAACTGCTGCCACGCAAATATAGTGATATATTCGCAGTATCCATTTTGTGATATAGGGCAGCCCCCTTTTGTATTTTGGGTGAATGTCTAGTTCAGCATACATATTCAACGCGGGATGAAAAAC